CCTAGAGGTATGCATGCTTGGGCAGACAATAGTGATGGCACTCAAATAGCAGCAGGAAATTACGATACTCTTTACTATGTAAACGCATCTGGAACGGTATTTGACATTACTCCTGCTGGACTTGCCGCAGGAAATTTACATGCGATAGTTAATACTGGATATGGTGGCGGATATTTTGGGACTGGATATTTTGGCGTACAAAGGCCAAATTCTGGAGTTTATCAAGAGGCTACAACTTGGTCTTTAGATAATTTCGGAGAATATTTGGTAGCATGTAGCTCAGAAGATGGAAAGTTGTATGAATGGCAACTTAATTCTGCAGTTGCTGCCGCTCAAATTTCAAATTCTCCAGTAAATAATTTAGCGCTTATAGTTACAGAAGAGCGTTTTCTTTTTGCTCTTGGCGCTGGAGGAAATCCTAGAAAAGTACAATGGTGCGACAGGGAAGATAACACAACTTGGACTCCTGCCGCCACAAATGAGGCTGGCGACATTGAGTTGCAAACTTCTGGACAAATAATGTCTGCCGTAAGAGTTCGAGGTCGTACTTTAATAATTACGGATAACGATGCGCATACTGCTACCTATTCCGGCCCTCCATTTGTATACGGATTTGAGAGAGTTGGAACCGCATGTGGAGCAATATCAAGAAAATGCCTTGCAGCAGTTGATGAAGGCGCATTTTGGATGGGGCAAAACGGATTTTTTGTTTTTGATGGATCTGTTGCCAAAGAAATCAAATGTGATGTTACTGACTATGTTTTTTCTGACATTAACAGAAATCAAATATCAAAAATTTATGCAGTACACAATAGTCAGCACGGTGAAATATGGTGGTTTTTTCCAAGTGAATCTTCATTAGAAAACAACAAATATGTTGCGTATGACTACCTTGAAAATCACTGGGAAATAGGTGAAATTGCAAGAACTGCAGGCATTGATAGAGGAGTATACAAAAATCCTATATGGGCAGATCCAAGCGGAAACTTAATAGATCAAGAATTAAGCGCAAGTTTAGGTCATGGCGGGTCAACTGTTTTTGCTGAAACTGGGCCAATAAGCATTGGTGCTGGCGATAACATAATGAAAGTTACTAGCCTAATTCCTGACGAAAAAACTCAGGGAGATGTAACTGTTACATTTAAAACTAGGTTCTATCCAAACGATTCTGAATCATCATTTGGGCCTTATTCAATGGCTAATCCTACTGATGTCAGATTTACAGGTAGGCAAATAAGAATGAGAGTAAATGGCAATGTAAATACCGATTGGCGCGCTGGTATTATGAGAATTGATGCAGTACCAGGAGGAAAACGTTGACTTTACCTACCGTACCTCCTCCTCCGCACGGAGGAACATGGCAAACCTGGGCTGAAAGGCTAAATGCTTTTCTCGCAAGATCAAAAAATGCTTTAAATTATCTCACATCAAATGATTCCGCCGCAGATGACGGTCTAACTATGTGGGATAGGTCAAAAGGCCACATGGTTGTTTCACTGAGTGGCGCATTTTTACCTATTCCATACGGCGAGAATTCTTATGGCTTTTTTGCTGATTTTAACAATCAGGCGGCTGTTTCAATTGATACGGCAAAGGCAATAACTTGGGGAACAACTGCGTATTCTCATAATGTATCTATTGATGGTGCAGATACCAGTAAAATAGTATTTGATAGAAGTGGGATATATAAACTCAGCTTTACAGCAGAGCTTATATCAAGTTCTGCAAGCGCAAAAACCTTCTATTTTTGGCCAAGAGTTAACGGATCAGACGTAGCTAATTCAACTATGGTTACCACTTTAGAGTCTAACGGGCAAAAGAAAATAGTATCAAGGACTGGCATTTTTGATGTAAATGCCAATGATTACTTGCAGGCAATGTTTGCTACAAGTGATTTGACGGCATCATTGGTAACGACTGCGGCTACGGCATTTTGCCCAGCTTCGCCGTCTGTTACATTATCGGTTAGTGAGTTATACGTTCCATGAAGCCAAATGATATTAGGACTCTTACAGAAGAGCTTGTTAGGTGCAAAGTTTGGATTGAAAACGCTTTGGCTTACTCTGGCGATACTCACAGTTTCGACGATATTGCTCTTGGCGTTCTTTGCCACCGTTATCAGTTGTGGCCTCTTGAGAATAGTTGTGCGGTGACAGAATTTATTGCATATCCTAAACAAAAACACTTTCACGTTTTTTTAGCTGGTGGTACGCTTGATGAAATTTTACAGCTAAATGAGCCATTTGCTCAGTTTGCTAGGGCTAACAACTGTACCGCTATGACTATAGCCGGAAGGCCTGGATGGGAAAAGATACTAGACAAACTAGGCTGGGATTACCAGTTTACAACGCTTAAAAGGGAGATTTAAATGGGCGGCGGCGGAAAAGGCGGAAGCAAAACGCAAACTACTGATATACCTGAGTGGGTTAAACCTTACGCAAAAGAAAACCTCGAAAGGGCGAAACAAGCTCAAACAATAGGATACAGACCATATTATGGCCCTGATATCGCGGCTTTTAATCCTACTCAAATGGCTGCATTTAACTCAAATATAGGCGCAGCAGAAGCATTTGGTCTAGTTCCTAGAGGAAGTGTAACTGCTATGCAAGACATGGCCCCAACTCCAACAACATATGCTGGCGGGATTCAAGGTTACTCTTCTGGTGATTTATTTGAGCAAGCAGTTGCAGAATTAGCTGCAAGAAGGCCTGGTCAAGTAGCTCAATACAAAAAATTGTTTGTTGATCCTTATTCTGGATCGTTCCAAGATTTATATGTTGAACCTAAAAAAGAAGAAGATGTAAGAGCACCAAACAACAGTTACGATCCACGTTTAGTTGGCGGAAGATAAGAAAAAAGGAAAATAATATGGCAGGCGCACCACAAGGCGGAGTACCAAACGTAAATGAAGCTGCGGCTCAAGGAATATATGGCGCTGGGTTAGGGTCTGCTGCAGGGATGGGATACAGGCCTAGACAAGTACAGGCTGGGCAATTGGCCACTACAGACTTATCGCCATACATGAATCCTTACACTGAGCAAGTCATAAAGGCTAATGAGGCCGATATATTGCGTGGCGCTCAAATGGGCCTTAATAACCTTGGTGCGCAAGCTCAAGCCGCTAGAGCTTTTGGCGGATCTCGACATGGTATCGTAGAAGCTGAGTTAGGCAGAAATGTTGCTGAACAATTAGCGCAATCATCTGCCGGATTAAGGCAAGCTGGATATACTCAAGCTCAACAAGGAGCTTTGTCTGATATAGCTAATAGAATGGCCGCTCAACAATACAACGTTGGATCTGGCTTGCAAGGCGCTCAACAGCGTCTAGCTGCGGCTAATCAGCTTGCCAACATATCTAACCTTGGTTTTGGTATGGGGCAGACTGTACAGCAGAATCTCATGCAGCAGGGAGCGCTACAACAAGGCGTACAACAAGCACTAATTGATGCGGCTAAGGCTCAATATGCCGGTTATGCGGCAGCGCCAGAAACAAGCATAAATTACTTGTCAAACGCTTTGCAAGCAACTCCAATGCCTACCACTCAGACTCAAACCGGAAGCCCAGGACTATTTAACATGCTATCTACAATAGCAGGTATAGGCGCTAAGTTTGCTATGAGCGATATAAGACTTAAAAAAGACATTAAGAAAATAGGAAAGTTGCCTAACGGAATGAATTTGTACAAGTGGGCATGGAACAAGTTGGGCAAAGCTATCGGAGCAGACAAGTTTCCGACTGTTGGAGTTCTAGCTCAAGAGGTTCAAAAAACTAATCCAGAATTTGTTGTTAAAGGCGATGATGGATATTTAAGAGTTAATTATTTAAAAATTTATTCTGCAGGATAGAACATGAATCCTTTTGATCCTTACGGGTTGTATACAAATCCTAATCAACTTGGAGTTGGCGCGAATATCATAGGCAACTCAAGCAATGTGATGGATAGAAATCCAAATGTTGCCGCTCAAATGCCGCAACAACCAAATAGTGGATTGTTGGCTTCAGGGCCAAATATGTT